CTTGATAGATTTTAATTGGGCGACTGTACACGACTCTGTTCCTTGGTATGAAAATGGTCTGATCCCATAATTGGACCGTGACTGTATTTGGGTATAAATAAGCTAGAATTTGCATTATCTTGTATTTATTGAAAAATGGACGAACCCAACTACCAGCAATTACTAAAGCAGTATCCTTTCTTGACATATCTCATATACGGTGGCAATGAATATATTGGTGTGATACAAAATCTTGACGAAGTAATTACTACTATATACGATTACGGAGCCTTGCGAACTCTAGAGCAAAAACAGCAGTTTTTAGAACTGGCAGAAACTTGGTGGTGGGAAAGTAATAGATTGATTCCTATCAATGTGTTTCTAAAGGCAGAATGGTCGCCGTTCAGAACTGTTGTAAAAACTATGAACAGCAAAGATGTGGCGATCAAGTTTGGCCCGCAAGTGAGCCTAAAAGAAATTGCTGCCAAACGCAGCAAACGTAGGTCAATTACTCTTGTGCGTCGGCTTGGCTAAGCAAGTTCATATGTATCATAACAAGTCTTGCATAGGCGCAACTGTGCGACTGTTTGAATGCGTAACTCCCATCCTCAGGTTTATCCCAAATAGTTTTTGCAACTTCTTTCCACAGTAAGCCAATCAAGTGTCTCTTTGCAGGTCTTATGACGGCCAAGAACATCATGAGTCTAACATCCGAATTGACAGCTTCAGGCATTGTAATTAGCGTATCATAATGTGCGCCTATATGAATAAGCCGACTGCAAAAATCTGGATCATACAGTCTATCCCAAGCAGGTTCTTGACTCATTAGTTCGTGTAAGTGTTGTTCGCTTTTGATCTGTTGATATAACCCTACATTTAGAACATCTACTTTTATGTAACCCAATTCTTCTGCTGCTTGATAGTCAATACTGGCTTGATTTGTGAAAGGATCTTGAGGAATTTCTGTAAAATAAACACCTGTATTGTGCTTGGTGATTTTGCCATCGCGTATGATTGATGCCGCAGTATGTTTGATTACAGCAAGAGCTTGATCTCTATTGCCCACATCTATATCAATATCACTTGAAAATTTCATAGTCCTGCTTCTTTTAAGATGTGTTTACACCACTCTACATCGGCCATGTAATCTTTGAACTTACGATTCCAATAATCAGGATCAATGTAAGGAAAAACAATGGCCAGATGCTCCTCAGTAAGAGAGTCGAGAAACTCAATGCCACTATTGCAGTTGTAAACAACCCAAGGACTAATGCGAGCAGTGGTAATATGATGACAAATCCTATTATGATTGCCGTACTTAAAATAATGGCCGAAACTAGCAAGCCCACTATCTCCATCTGCATACTCCTCCATGGTTCGGAGGCTGCGCTCAAGTGCATCTTGGACCGCTTCTTTTCTGATATATTCATATAACCATTCTTCGTAAAATTTGTCCTGGCACCAGTGATCTAATTTTTTATTGTTCTTTAATAACCAAGCTGTATAGCTGTTGCTATTAACACAGCGAATAGCAACCAAGTGTCTACCGAACCGAACAAAAGCATTGTAATACGGACTTGCAACAAAGTCCGTATAGCCTTTAAGTTGTGCGCTACCTTGTGTAGTTTCATAAAATTGTAAATATGATCTAAGTCCAAATTGAACTCCTGTTTCGGTTTCTTGTTGCCAGCGTCGTTTAGGCTCGCATAGATGTGCTGCCAGTGTGCTTTCTTTTCTGAACAGCCGCTCACAATATTTACACTTAAAGTTCTGCTCGGATTCGCTTGTCATCCCATCCATGTTTTCTAGCTAACTGTTTAAGTTCTTCTGGTGTGTTAATTTTTACCAACAGTTCTAATTCATCTTCTTTATATTCCGGATAGATCTGTCTCAAAAACTTAACTGCTTTGTTGTTTGAACCTTCGCGTTTCTTTTGTTTGATCCAATCATGCCTAAATGATCCCATTCCCGGACTTACTGTTGTTGCCGATAACCACTGTAGTTCTGGATATTTTGCTAGATCAAAAAAATGTTTGTTTAGATTTTCATTGCAACTCAATAGATAGTATTGCTGTAGTTCTGAGCTACCTTGTACACTTGAACCCCAACGAATCATTAGATAATTGCTAAATTTTTTGCGTTCTTCGTCAGTGAGATCGCGATAGAAGTAGCGATCCTTGGTATCAAAGGCTCGCATTTCGTTGGCTATGTTTAGTTTATCGCTCATACTGGATGATGTGGTATGGAATCGTCTTGCTGGCTAAGTGCATACACTAGTTTAACACGATCTACAGCATCTTGTAAAGCAGGATTGGTTTTCGCAGCACGATGAATTTCACCCCATAAACGGGCTTCCTGTAAATCATCAAATACAGATTGGCTATCGTAATCTCTACCTATTTCAAATCTTTGATTGGAAGGGTCTCCAAATTTTCTTGCATATACAACACCGTCGTGTCTTTCGTAAACATAGGTCGCCCCAGGTTCTAATCTACCAGCATTTTCCATAGTCCACTACCTCACTTTGTCTTGATATATCCTTAACAAAATAAGCACACAAAGGTTCTTGTTCGCCTGTTTCTAAAGGTACTGCTAATAGCTGTCCTGGTTTAAGTTTAGGAAAATACCACTTTACATCTTGATAGATATCAACAATTTCGATCTGTTGAAACTCAGGTTTGAAACTAGAAATGGGATTGAAACAAAACACACTGAAACCACGATCATTTATGCTGGTCAATGGAACAACTTCAAGATCACCTAGATCTGGTTCACCAATAAGCACATTCCAATCAACTGGCATTTTAATTATGCTTGCTCCTATTCTTAAAACTAGTGCAGGACTGTTAAAACTCTCTAAAAAAATTAACGGAATATAAAAGTAATCTGGTGTTCTAGCATCTGAATTATCTAATACTGCGAATCTTAAATCTTCTACTTCATCTGGAACTTCGTTGAGTTCATAGGCTGTGTTATCTAGTGTTAGTATTCTCATTGTTGTAAAAGTAAAATTGCTGCCTTTTCTTGTATGATAAAGTCAGTATGAAATGTATATGGCTCATTAGGATACGCTTGAGCATATGTGTATATACAAAAATTTCTTGGTAATATCTGATGTTGAATCTTATGTCTTTCCAGTTGACAGCACCAATATCCTACAGCCCACATATCAGTTGTGTGTTTCAAAACACTATCATACATGTCTACAAAATATCTTTTAACTGTGTCTCTTCTTGATTGTTCTATACAGTGTTTGTCTTGAATATCCAGTTCCTCGCCAATTAGTGTAGGAATAGTATCACTTATATAATCACCATTACGAAAGTTTTGCAAACTCAAACCAAGTAAGGTGTCATCAGTCATTCGTAATTCTGTTCGTGCGCTATCTGTTGTGCCTATTATCACACGGTGTGCACCAAGTTTAATAGCTTCTTGGATTTGAAAACAAATATCTATATTGCCACATCCCGGACGGGCTAAACTTATAGCACCCATTATCTCGCTGAAATGGCGACCAGGTGCAGCAGGATCTGGAGCCATGAAGCTGTCACCGCATACTACTATCATTCCCACTCGGCCTTTTCAACACTAAATGGATAGTTGGCTTCTTTGTAAAAAGCTTTTCTTTTTGTTAGGTGCCGTTTGGCAAACTTGCAGGAGCTGGTTATGTCCCAGATCTGAACAAAATCTTTGTCTTCAGCTTTGCGAATACCTCGCCCAATACTTTGTATAACTCGTACAAAAGACTTGCCAGGCTCAAGCAGAACAAGATTAAAAATGCGGGGAATATTGATACCAACAGCAGCAACGCCGTAAGTGGCGATGATGATTTTGTTTGATGCTTCTGCCACTTCGTCATAATGCTCTTTGCGTTCTCCGGCTTTGGTTGCTCCGCTTACAAATACACTACCTGGCAATCGTTCGGCTAATGCTCGCCCTGCGCTAATTCTATCTACTAGAATAAGTGTATTTCCCGAATCAACAATAGTACTTATCAATCTAGCGATGTAATCTAGTCTTTCGCTGGTTTCTATTAGATATTTTAGTTCGCTTTGATAGTTCGCATATTCCTTGTGATCCACTAACTGCACTACATTCACATGGCATTGTGCTAGATGTCCGGCTTCTTGTAATTCGCTAGCACTTAGTTGTCCCACAACTGGTCCAAGCATACAGTTAATACTTTGTTTGGCATAATCTTCTTTGGGTATAGTGCCTGTTAATCCCCAACGGATGGGCACTTGTGCAAACGGTCCGCTGAGTAATGTCTTTAATGCATCGGCTTTGGCTTGATGTGTTTCGTCTACAATAACTGCTACTACGCCTTCTAAGAACTCGCCTATAGTGATGTCTGCTTCAGCATTCTTGGTGGTCTTGAGCAAGTTGTTCAAGCTCTGCCAAGTGCATATTGTATGTGTACGATTGTATTCTTTTCTATCGCCAAAATATACACCAACATCTAGTTCAAGATTAACAAAGTCATCTTCGGTTTGTGTAACTAGACTTTTGTTAGGTACAATAATTATACTACGACCATAAGCACTGACTGCATCAGCCAGTGCAGCCGTAATGATTGTTTTACCTGCACCAGTTGCTACTTCTTGTACACATTGTGGATTGGATAAAAATCTATTGATAATTTCTGGCTGATAGTCTCTAAGTACAATAGCTTCGCCAGCTCGAGGATGACCCTTGGGCCAAGTTTTGTGATTGTATGTGTTTTCGTCTACGGTTGCAAAATCAAATTGAGTGCGATAACTTCTTGTATCTTGTATCTCGATGTCGTAGCCTTGTTCATCCAAGTAAGGTAGTATCTCAGGTAGTAAGTTTATGTAAGTAGTACCGCCAAGATTAAAAAATGGTACCTTGCCATCCCAACGACCAAGACGCACACTGGGCTGATAACGGGCACCAGGTATTTCGTATTTGTATCGTTTGACCAGAGCCGTTCTTGTGTTAAGATCCAAGCCTTCAATCTTTACATTTACTTCGTCTCTAATTAATAGTTTAGCCTGCATTACTTTTTATTTTTCAGTGTGTGTACATTATACACTTCTGTAGCAAAATATACAACTTTTTCTGCCTCTTGTATCAACATAGATTTTTCACCTCCGTGCATCATACCTTGACCACTGATCAACAACGGAACAGGTTGATTCCAACTGGCACTGAACTTGTTAAAATAAATTACTTTTTTATCTACTGTGACCTGTGGCTTTTTTAAAGTCTGCACTTGATGCACATCTTGTTCCGGGAAGTATTTTCTAACAAATCCGTCTAACAGTTTACCACTCATATCCGGCTCATACACATAGATGGGATATCTGTTGGCAATGTCAGCATACTTAATAACATCCTCAAACACTGAGACGTCGCTATTGGGTGTAAACTTGGTTTCTTGTGCCTGCATCAAGTTACAGATTCTAGCGTTGTGCTTGAGAGTGACATCAATCTGTAACTGTTCGTCTACGGTATATCCATAAACCGGAGCCATATCGACTAACAGATCTAAATTACTGATATCAAATCCGCACCAATTATTGATAGCTTCAATTAAAGATTTAGCAGCATTGGTAATAGATAAACCGTTGTCTGTTCGAACTAGTTTGATATTATACGGCTCGGATTCGCAGGCTTCTACTGCCTCTATATATCTAGCTAACTCGGGTGCTATTTCAAATTGATGATTGCAAGCAAAGCCGTTGGCAGCTACCACATTGGTTTCTGTAATGGCCAAACTCCAGGCACGATTAGCGGCATCAAAACGCCAACGACCTTGACTAATTTTAGATAAGTCTCTTAAATCATTGATCAGTGTTGTCTCGTAAGGAAACTTTAAAACAATCGAATCGTCGTCAATATACAATAACCTACGACGATCAATTTGTCTAATACCCAGTCTGTAGGTAGGGTGTTCAACTGGGGAGACATCAATGTCTAGTTTTTCCAGTTGCCTGCGATACTTGAGAACCAGTTTGACCGCTAAGTCAGCTTGACGGTCCGTCAGTGGGCGGCCGCTCTGTGTAGTTGCACTCATGCTGCCGAGTATTTGCACATCGTATCTGGCCAGGCTTACTATAGGTGGCGTGCTGCTGAACAGGTCGTATATCTTTCCGGTTTCGGGATTACGGTCACCGTTCATTACTTCGATGTAGTCTTCAACTGACGGGAATCTTTTCATAGCGTAAGTATATTACTTATTAAGTGCAAAGTCAAAAAAAAGCCCCACCTAAGCGGGGCAAATTCCGGAAGCTAAAGGAGCTATCAAAAACTCCCGGTGGTCTGCTTACGCAGATTTCATACAAGTTGATTGAGCCAGTGCCTGCCACTTGGCAGGAAAACTCTTGTACAGCTGACCAATCTTGATTGCCATACGCAAGCTCATTTCACGCAAGCGATTCTTGTTCTCATCCATAAAGCCAATGATCTCGTCCTGTGCTACATCACCGAGTTCAAGGTCACTAAACAGTTCACCTGATCTAGCAATTTGTTTGATACGCAACACCTTGTCACGCATGGTGTCTAGTGTAAGGTCCAAGTAGTGACAGCGTGATTGCAGTGCATCCAAGTGATCACGCAACTTCTGGCTCTTCATTTTGTCAAACTTCAAGTTGGTAATAAAGATTACACTACCCTTGAATTCGAAGCTGTCTGGAATGCCTTCTGATCGAAGGATACGGCTGTCACTCAACCACGAAATCTTACGCTTCTTGCCTGAGTCCAAAGCACCTTTAAGCAAGTTAAGGCACACATCGTCGAGCAAAATACTGTCGCAGTCATCAAACACAATCACGCAATTTGGATCACTATACTTGTAAAGTGCTTGATACAGGCCAATCGCAGTAGCAGAGCCTTTGACTACTTCGGCTCTGAGTCTACGACCCGCAATCTGATCCAACAGAGTAGCTTTTTCAATCTCAAGCTCAACACCAAAGCTCTTGCCCACACCCGGAGGACCGGATACAATCATGGCACGAATGTCGCCGGCTGTAGCAGCCTTGGTCATTTCTGTAAGGATCTCGAAACGCTCGGCGATCTCGGCCATACGCTCTTCGTCTGTTTTGGTGTCGTTTACAACCGCCTGCACATCTGCATCAACGGTGGCTACTTCACCTTCGAACTCGTCGGCACCCACAAATTCGTAATCGCTCATGTTGTTCACTTTTACACGAATGTCTTCAGGGAAGCCAGGGAATTGACCACTGTTCTTGACAGTGACATAGCCGCCTTTGGCGCCACTGCGGAATTGGTCTACTAGTTGAAATACACGACCGGATACATCAGTAGTGCGATAAGCACCAGACTTGATTCGTACAAAACTCATAACAGCTCCTTTAGTTAAAGTTGTATTGTTATTATTCAACTATTATAGCGAAATCGATCTTTATTGTCTACCTAAATTAAATCTTGCCCTTCACTATACTTTTAGCAACCTGCTTGACTGTTGCTCCTTTAGCAACCAGCATGTAGGCTATATTATCGCATAGGTCAACTTCTACAATTTCAAAACCCATGTTCATACGGTTAAATACATCGTTTACAGCTCGCATAGCACCTTGGATACCCGCTTCACAAGCCTGGTATTCGTCGTCAGAAATGTCGTAAAACTTGGCATTTTCAAGGATGCCTTCACAGGAAGACTGGTTGCCAAACGCACCGTCTAGAATCAACCGCTCATTAATACAATCGATAGGGCAGTCATCTTCATCCAAATACTCACACAGTTCGTTAACATCCAACTCACGCATTTTAGGCAGATCGCCAACTAATTCAACTTGTTTTGCTTTAGACATTTTTGGCTCCTTGTTAATTACTATACCAATATTATAGCAAAATGGGCCATTATGGTCTACCGTTGTTTTTTTGCAACAAAAGTTGCTATTTTAGCAATGTTGTTAATCTTTTAACGCATGCCAAACTTCAGGATCTGCGCCCAGATAGATGCGGTATAGAAGTTTGTTACGCCATACGCTAAAAGCATTGACTCGATTTTCAAACCAAATTAGCAAGTCGTCTCGAAACCACAAAGGGTTCAATAAGAACAAACATAGTAGGACAAAAATTGGCGGAAACAGAAAGGCAAGAATGCTCCAATGAACTATACGCATTCGCCACCAGTTGCCGCCCTCGGGCGTCATGGTTACGGTTTGTTTTTTCATAAGTTATACTATATTGTATAATCAGAGATTTGTCAAATTTTTATTTGTTGGCATGGCGCCGAAAACTCCATAACGGACCAATGTCAGGATGATTGTGATCGCCACCTACTGCTATCCGTGCATCCAAGGGAGCACCGTAGCTGTAATAGTTTACATAGTCGGCAATTTTTCTGTTACTGGTGCGTATTAGACAAAAGCCCGCGTCGTTGGTGACCATGTATTGTGCAACTCCGCGCTCGTCTCTGTCAATGAATAGCATACCATATTTATTGCACGATCAATTTGAGCAGTGGGCACGCCGTTTTGTTGATAGCCTTCGGTGACCATGTCAAGATAACCACGACCGGGTTCTTGTATATAACTCTGATCCGTCATTTGGTATGTCAAGGCATACACAAAATGATCGCCTAAATTGACACGCACACGAAATCTGTTATAGTAATAAGGATAGCCTTCCAGCCGGTCTAATGCCTTTAGATCCTCTTTTGAGATATTCCATAGGACACCATAGCAAATGCTGCCCGGAGATTGAGCAATATCTGCGTGAGTACGAAATACAAATTCGTAGTCGTCTATCCGCGCAGCGCCTAAGGATTGGGCCGTCGGACAGCGACGAGCCATTTCCGCTAGATTGGTATTCATTCCGTATGCAAAGTATTTCATAGTATGCTATTATATATTACTTAAATATTATTGTCAACTATGGAATGTAAATTTTTGGACCACGGGTTAGCACTTGCTTACCAAGAAACTATAAAACCTTGCTGCACCTGGCAATTTAACGAAGATTACAAATCTAAGCACCAATTGCATACAAGTAATCTTATTAATTGGCATAAGCATGATGATATCGTTGCGGCTAAAAAATTGTTACAGCAAAATATCTGGCCAAAGAATTGTGCTTTTTGTGAAAATCAAGAAACACAAGGTCGAATGGATAGTATGCGATTGAATGGCATGAGTGCTTACAAAACTTATCAAAATGATGACCTTACACTTGAAATTCGTCCGGGTTCTGTTTGCAACTTTGCTTGCCAAACCTGTTGGCCTGCTGCTAGTTCTAGAGTAAGTGCTTTTTATAAACAAGCTGATATTCCTATTCAGGAAAAGCTAATGTTTACCTCAGTTGATATTGATAAAAAAACTAATTTTGATAACTTTGATTTTCTACAACCTATTGCACACCGTATCAAATCAGTTGTTTTACTTGGTGGGGAACCGTTTTATGATAAAAATTGTTTACAATTTTTAGATTGGTGGGATAAAAATACCCAGTCCGAGTTACTACTATTTACAAATGGTTCCCAAATTAAATTTGATTTTTTAGAGAAGACAACCAAAAAAATTACTCTAGTTTTTAGTTTAGATGCAGCGGAAAAACCCGCAGAATATATTAGGTTTGGTACAGAATGGGATAAGGTATACAACAATTTACTTAAAGCACAAACATATAGTAATGTTGATGTAAGAATCAACATTACTCAATCAGTATATAATTACGTCTACTTAGACAAATTACTAGAACTTTTTATTGACAATTGGCCTAGCCTTATAACTTTTGGTCCGGTATTTGAAGCGCATTTTAATGAATCAGTTATACCTTTGCAATTTAGGCAAACAATAATTGATAGACTGAATGTAACAATTAATAAAATTAGTCAGGCAAGCATTGAACAAGGACAAAAACAAAATGCTATGAATGCAATTGCAAGCACTATAAACAATCTGAATAATACAGAATTTAATTTAGAAAATTGGGAACAATTTAAAGATTTTGTAGGTAAAATGGATAAAGTAAAAGGAATTAATATTAACCACTATTGTCCGGAAGTGGCGCAGTATATATATTAACCAAATTTTCTAAAAAATTGCTAGAATTTTTATTTGTTGATAAACAATCAAGCAAGTGTGGAGCATTTTTTCTAATTAGTGCTTTCTGCACAATACTGTTAAAAATTTGATTAACTAAATCTTCTTTGGCCAACGATGCAATGGTTGTAAAAATGCCAATATCTCGTAAAGGAGTATAGCTTAACGTCGATCCTAAATGCCAATGTTGATAATCGTTTAAAATTATATTCAAACACTCTTTTACAACTATATTTAAATTTGGATATAGTAAGTGTCTTTGTGCTTCAAATATATTTTTATACTTTTCAAAATACTTAAAATGTAAGCTGTTTGAATGTTGTTCTAGTATGTCAGCTATACTTGTTTGATGATATTTTAACAACATATTAGCTGTGGTAGGACTTCTTACAGTAAATTCATCTCCGGGAGTGCCAGAAACTAGTACACAAGGTTGTGTCCAATAATGAAATTGTCTATAACCCCAATGTTGTGATAATGTATGATGATTTTTTAGGTAAAAGTAATCAAAGTCAGTATGTAGATAATCTATTAATTTGTGCGGAACATTTAATTTTACTATGTACGAGTATAATGTTGTGGTATCTATTCCGCCACTAAGAAAAACATGAACTGGTAGTGTGTTTTGACTAAAAAAAACTTTTAGCTTGTTAGTAAGAATTTCGTCAATTTTATCAACACAACTATCAAAAGATAAAGTTGCACAACTCACGTCTTCAATTAGTGCAAATTTAGATTCAATTTTTTCTAAATTGTTTGTCAACATAACAAAGCTATCTGTATAGACCTGTTCTCCACTTAAATTGAGATTTGTTATGTTTCCATTTAGATAGCAAATAGGAAAACTTCTGTACCTATCTGTTTTTATTGAAATTCCTTGATCAAAACATTTTAATAAACAAAAATTTCCTGTATAAAAAGGTTCTTCTTGTCTAGCTATGTCTAAAATAAAGTCTTCTATTTTTCCGTTATCTAAATAACCTTTATAAAATAAAACATTATCATGTTCATCATAGGCAGTATGCCAACCGTGGTCCAAGTTGACAATTAAATTTTTATGTTGATAATTTACAGGAAAATTATCTAGTTTAGAGTTACATATTTGAAAGAACACTTAAAGTTTTCTTTAGTTTTGTTAAGTCCGCACAAGTATATGTTTGATAACTATATGCTAAGTGTTTAGGAAACGGAATACGCTCAATTAAGGCACCATATTGATTGGCTTTTTCTTGTGCGATATCCATAAACGATCGTGTTTGACCTGTGCCAATATTCCATACGCCATTTTCTTCAATGTCTTGATTTATAAACTGAAATTGTATCCCAAGCACTTGATCAACAGGAACAAAGTCTCTTAGAAAACGTTCGCTACCTTCAAACACTTTTATAATCCCAGTGGATTGTGCTTGAAGAGCAAACTGATAGTATGGACTAGCTTGTGATCCTTTGTGCTGTTCGTTTGCACCATGGACATTAAAGTACCTAAATCCTTGGCACCGAATATGTGTCGGGTTACGTTCAACGTAATGTTCGAATAGATATTTTGACCATGCATAGGGACTTCGCGGATCAACGGAGGCGGACTCGCTAAAATCTGTACCAAGGCCATAAACGCTCGCAGAACTCGACCATTGTAAATTAACGTCATGTTTTCTACACTCCTCATACAACCATACACTAAAGTCATAGTTCTGACGCATGACTTTGGCTACGTCACGTTCAGTTGTACTGCTTATTGCACCAAAATGGAACACCCAGTCTAGACCTTCAATTTTAGGTAGTGTGCGATCGTCCCACTCGTAGGTGTATATTTCGTGGGCACCTAGTTTGTGCCAGAAGCTGACAGCATGACTGCCGATGAAACCTCTACTTCCTGTTATTAATATCTTCAATTATTTTACTCGTTGAATAATTTTTTACTAGCGGATAAAACTTTATACCTTTACAATACTGTCTGCCAGTAATAGATTTGTGTTGATAGTCCGATCCTTTTACCATTAGGTCTGGCTTGACCAGTTTACAAATATGTTCTAATTCTTCTTGCGTGTCAAAGATCCATACTGCATCAACACATTTCAAATTGTCTAGGGCAAACTTACGATCTTCTTGGTTATTGATTGGCCTAGATTCGCCTTTTAGTTCGCGAACCAATCTATCACTATCAATACAAACTAACAAATACGAACCTTGACTCCTTGCAAAGTTAAGCATCTCAA